AGCTCTAAGTTAAGGTTCTCCCAATTGTTGTCTAAAATACTGATTCCATGTAGTAGGGTGTCAATTACTTGTTCATCTCTCTTAAGCCATATCGTTTTAATAAATGATCTATTGTACTCTACCCCTTTTTCTAACATAATCTTTGTTGAATCCCCAACAATAAAGTAAACCTCTTGCGCCCCAAGCATATAATACCATTGCCCTTGTGCCTCATATTTATCTATATCTAATGTATTAGATAAAAATTTGAGTTCTTCAATAATTTTAGATTGCCTGTCACACAAATCGGCATGAGCGAAAATATCGAAATTTTTAGTCAACTTGCCACGCAATTTAAACTCCCTTTGATACAACTCTCTGCCTCTTTCACTTAGATGGTTCTCCCAGTACCAGTCCTCAAACTCATGCCCCTTTTTCATGGCTTCAGTTTGAAAAATTGGCTTATACTCATCGATACCCTTTGCAACTCTAATGCGTTTCTTGTCGGAGTTTGAGAGAGCGCTAAGCCCTCTCAGTCCAATTTTATAGAACATCTTAGCATCGCTACCTCCAAAGCCACCAACCCTTGTGCGCTGAATTTCGTTTTGGTGCTGAAGAGCTTGTATTTCTTTGTCTAACTCTATATTTTGTTTTGTTGTCATAATTTGCTATATTTTTATTTTATAAATAATGTGAGTGATACATACATTTTGTTCTCTTTTTTACTTTTACTGTCTGAATAAATTGATGAGCAAATCATTTCTCTAAAGTTGCAGTATAAATGTTCTAACACTAAATTCCTTGCGAAATTGAACATTATTGGATCAAGAATGCTTCTATTTTTTATGAAAATAGAACTTACTAATTTATCTATTAACTTTTTTATTGTCAAATTGTATTCATCTTCACCGTCAGCATTGAATGGGATATTCCCTTGCATTTCATATGATTCAACGTGTTCGTAAATTAAATCTTTATCGACTGTTGTTAAAGCTACCAGTTTTTTTGCTGTCATAATATTTAGTTTTTCCTAATCTTTTTTCTTATCTTCAGGGTTCTCAATACCCTTATTATTTTCTTTTCTTACCTGCGTGTTATTCCATATCAATGTAAGTAGTATTATCAGTGCAAATGCAAGTCCGAAAACAAATCCCATTATAAAATTTAGTATCATAATTTGCTATTTTTAAAATGGTAAATCATCTACCACCTCGCCTGATGGCTTTGCACTCTCATTTAAGGCACTATTATTCCCGTTTGATACACTACCTCCAGTTATGGTCGCTTCATCGCCCAAATCGTTTAAAAGGTCGCTTAAATCTGCATCAGCTCCTGTGCGCTTACCCTCCAAAATTACAACCGCTGAAATACTTGCCCCTATGTAGGTTTTGCCTTTCGTAAATTTGTTTGTGTATTCAAACGCATTTAGGAAAAAATTAACCCTTGCCCCAAAGCCTAAATTATCGGTTGTCAAGCCGTTTAATCCAGCAAACTTTGTATGCTCGTTAATTTTTAGTGATAACTGCCTTGCACCCTCATATTCCTTCACGTTTGGCACACCGATAACTGTTTTTTCATTTCCGATGTTATTGGCTTTCCAAAACTCTGTTATTTGCTGCTCAATCTCTGGTGTCAGCTTAATCGTTAGTGACGTGCCAAAACCTTCATCCGTCAGATTTGCAAATATAACTTCTGCGTTAACCACTTTAATTTTGTTTTGCGCTGTGTTTCCGCTGGATTTTTCTGTTTTTGTACTCATAATATTCTTAACGATTAGCCTATACATCGTGAGGTTTAAAAAATTTAATTGCTAAAATTGTACTCTTAAACGTTTCTCTTTTAATTCTTTGTCAATGATTTTATTTACCGCTTCCATTTTCACTTCCTCCCAATGCTTGTTAATTGATTGTATCGCTTCATCATAGGTATTTACCACTTCAATTATTACATTGTTCGCTATTACAGGATTTGAGATATCTATTGAAGACTTCATTTCGCCTATTTCATACACTACGCTTGCTGTAGCAGTTTTGTCCTTACTTTCGAACACCCTGTTGCTTCTGTAAATTGTTTTTATCATAATGGTTGTTTATTTTATTTATCTAATTGATTAATCATTAAAAATGATCCTCAATCCAATCTCATCAGAGGTATAATACAGAAAATCATTATTGCCATTGCGTTCAACATTAAAACTCACCCCCTTTTCTCTCGCTACTTCAAGGATCTTATTTGAAAATTCAATGCTATATTCATTAGCCATAAGGTAAATGCCAAAATCATACACGCTCACACTACTTATGAGATAATCTAATTTACCCATCCACTCCATTGCAACTTCCATGTTACGTTTAATATTTTCGCTACTATTTAACTCTGCACTCATAATAATTTATTTTTTAATAGGTTTATAATTTCTCAATTGAACACTACAAAGATAACTATTATTTTGTTATACCAACTATAAACAGCCAACTATTATGTTAAATATTCGGCTTAATATAGTTAAACTTTGTTATACCGTTTTACTGGTTGATCCTCTCTTCTCTTTTTATGTCAAAGATAAATGTTTTGCCTGAAAAGAGCTTGAAGAAATATATTACTAAATTATAATTTATAAAACAAAATAATAGTTAAAACAAAACCATAAAAGCCTATTAAACAGCTATATATATATATAATTATTATATTATTAAAATATATAATATTAGTGTTAGTGGTAATATAGCCTTTATACTATATAGTTTTTTATTTTTACACATAAATAATAATATTGCGTTTTTAAGGCTTAAAGGGTTAATATAAAATACTTTACGAAAATTATTTTTTTATTATTATTATTTTTTACACTCTGAAATAGGGTAAAATAAGGTAAAAAGTGGCTGAGAAGAAAATGTAAAAGTCTCAAACAAACAAAAAAAAGATGCCGATTTTCACAAACCGACATCTCCAATAATCTTAAATCATAAACCTATTATTATGAGACCCCAAAGTCAATAACAAATATACAACATCTTTTTATGATATACAACTGTTAAGTTCAGACAAATAAAAACGCCTAATTTCGCAATCAGACGTTTTTGAAATAATTAAATTCAATTCTAAGTATGTAGTAAAACAGAGTTATTTATATATGATATCCTTATCCAGTACAAAGGTAATAATTAATTTCAACTCATCAAATTCTACCCCTTTATTTTGAGAAATACAAGTCCGCTTCTTCTCTTCTTCTTCTTACAAGTCCATTTAAAACCTTACCGCCTGCATATACCCATCTTTCAAATTCTTTTCTAATAGTCGGATCGTTTACGTCATGCCTTGCTTTAATAAGGAGAGTTGAATCTAAAAAGCCTGCTGGTCCCTTAGGGTGTGATTTTGGTCTGCCAACACCAACGTTAAATATGAACGAAACAAGGGCATCAAATTGATTTTGATTTAGCTGTAATCTAGTGCTATTCAAAGCTCTTTCAGCTGTAACCAGGTCTGCACGTAGAAACTCTTCAGCCTGCTTTTCAGATATGACATCACCACTATTAACTCCGCCTGTGTGCCCATATCCAATCGTCCATACGCCCACTGCATCCAGATAAGCGTTTAATCTTAACGCTTCGTGGCGTTTAATAAAATCAATACCTTTATCGCTTGTTTTCATTTTTATTTATATTAAAACCTGTAGTTAAATTTAAAAGTGTGATATATTTTATTTTGATTTAACCCATTAAATTGATTATTTTGATTGAAGTTATACATTTCAATTCGATTTGTTGGTATATTAATCAAATACTCAACGCCTACACGTCTATAATAGGCTCCTAAACCACCCAGTATAGTCCTGTTGGACGAGTACCCCATAGTTATAAATGGAGTGAACACAGGCTCTCTAAATTGGGTCACGTGTTTTGTTATTGGCGTGAAAGTGTAGTCAAATGAAAGTAATTTATTATATCCGATTTGCTGTTTTACGTCAAATTTACCTAAAGTGGGTGAATTGAATATATTAAATTCGTACGTTCGCATCAGAATATAATCCTGAACAATTGCGCTTGTATCAACTTTCTCAGAAATATATTGAATGTTATCAACTACAATAGTATCGTATTTATAAATGTATTTCGGCTTTGCAGGTATTTCTACAAATGTAGGCTCATTGATTACAATTGTATCGTGAATAGATTCACCTTTTACAAATGTAACTTTTTCTTCAACATCTATAGTTTTGCGCCCAAGGAAAAAGCCTATAACAAAAGCAACTATTACAATGGCAATTTTTAGATATAATTTCATATCATATCCTTTCTAATTAGGTGAATAACTAAACGCTTTCATGAACTTCTAATTTTAATTCATTTAATATCTGCATCACCTCTTCGTAATACTCCGCATCTATCTCCCATTGAGAATTTACGACTCTTAATTTCCCAATCAGTTCTACCTTTCGAGTGTTGATTATTTGAATAATTCTCGGAGTGGAGATATAGAATTTTATATTTATCCAATTCATATTGCTGTTACTTTTGTTTTCAAATTTGTATCAGTTATAGCAGCTAAATATGCATTAACAGATGCAGGAGGAACTTTAAGTTGAAGATTAGTATTTATTGTTCCAAATTCATACAGCCATTCGCCAGTCGGAGGTGTTGTTGCTCTTATATAAACTAAATCTAAATTTAGACAGTTGCCAAATACGAAATAGCCAATATGTTCTACTCCACTTCCTATATCAACACATTCCAAAGATTCGCAACCACTAAACGTGTGACTATTTATCGAAACAACATTATCATTTAATATTGCTTCCGTTAATGCAGTCGCAAGATAGAAAAGTGACTCATGAGTTACTTCTACTTCAGCATTTCCAAAATCAATTTTTTCAAGAACGTCATTTCCTCCGTAAGTGGGTCCATCTGGTATGAAATGAAAAACAATACACCAATCAAAATCGCCCCACTCTGGGTCACTATAGTGCGTCACCTCAAACTCCGTAATGCCTGTACAAAGTCTAATTTCTTTAGCGTTTGCAATCCAACTCGGTCTTGACATCACCCCATCTGTGATAAAGTCAGCATCAGCACCGAAATATGTTTTAACACCTGTGTCCTTATGCACCCAATACCCGTCTTGGATGGATTCTATTTCCCCCCACACCTTTTCACTTCCGTAGTAGACTTCCTTAATCTTGTCACTACCGATATAAATATCTTTTATCTTATCATTACCTATTTGTATCATACATTATTCTTTTATAAAGTAAAATACTCCTGTTACAGGCGAAGCAGGTAATTCTGCAACTACTTGGAATTTGCTTGCATCTATCTTTAAAGCTATTGCAGCATCTTGTGCTGTTGAAACAGGCTTATTTGCATCACTTGTGTTGTCTACATTGCCAAGGCTTACATCTCCTTTAGCAAGTGTTATATTACCAGTCAGAGCTTTACCTGCAACTGTTCTCGAAGTGGGTACGTATGCACTATGCGTATGTGATGTGATCGCTCCTGTCAACTTCTCTTCAATCTCCGCTTTTGTAATATCAGAGTTCTTTTGCGCATTTGCAGGTGCATGAGTACTTTGACTGTGAGTATATGCGATGTCACCATAATCCCCTCTGTAAGCTGTTGAAGATGTTGTTCCTAAAGCCAAGTTACTCTTAGCATTCCAAGTTGATTTTTCTTCATCAGTTACAAACCTATATGATGAAGTTTGTGTTATTATTGTAGCTGGGTGGGAGGCTGGGTGAGAGTAGATTGTGTCCGTGAACTTTGCGTTGGCGGGAACATCAGTCAAAACTCGGCTATTATCCACTTTCCCGTCCAGTGCCGTCTGCACTGCATCACTAATTGGCTTCAATAAATCCGAAGTGTTATCTACATTGCCTAAACCAACGTCGGCTTTTGTTGTTCCGTGAGGGTTAGTCCCTGCTGGGTGGGTGTAAACTGTGTCTTGTGCTGGAAGACCTAAAGCCACAATATCAGCTTTTGTTATCGCCCCTGTTTTGCCATTAATAGTTGTTATCGTATCGTTATCTGTTTCCCAAACCAAGCTCCCAGCTGTCGCTCCTGCTTTTAATACTTTTCCATTATTTGTTGTTCCAGTTGCAGGAACGTGCAGATTGCCGTCAGAGGTTGGGTGTGAATATACGGTATCTGTAAATTTTGCTCCAGATGGAACGTTTTCCGCAACCGTTTTGCCATTAACTGTTGCTGAATCACCCCCGTTTGCTGGAAGCGAAGTAGGTGCTCCAGTAATCATTGAATATGGGTGAGTTGCTGGATGAGTATAAGGAGCTGCAACAGAAATAACTCCATCTAAAATAGAAATATTACTTCCTATTTTTACGCCTCCTAAAACTGTGTCAGAAGCGGTTGGTAGTGAATAATTATTTGCATTTGATGCTATATCATTTAACTTTGATTTATCTGTTGAACTCATTAAACCATTTACCGAAGTTGTAGCTACACCATAAGTAGTATCCACAGCTGAAATAGTGCTTTCTGTTATGGTTATATTTGACCCTTGTATTAAAGTAGCTTGTTTGCTGTCTAAAGCAGTCTGCTGGACAGTAGAGACAGGCTTATCTGCATCTGAGGTGTTGTCCACATTTCCAAGCCCTACATCTGCTTTTGTTGTGCTGTGAGGGTTCGTTCCTGTTGGGTGGGTGTAAACCGTATCAGTGAATTTTGCACCAGATGGCACGTTTTCCTCAACCGTTTTTCCGTTCACTGTGTCGGCATTGGCGGCGTTGTTTACTTTTACATCTTTTATCGTACTTTCGTTATAGTCCCATTTTGCGCCCCACGCCGACCTTTCGCCAGCGGTGATGTGCCTTGTGCCATCCGCATCGTGGGTGTTGAACTCCTCTTTCGTAGCTTGCTGGATGTTATCCAAATTGCCAAGCCCCACATCGCTCTTTGTGAGTGCCGAAATTGCGTTGCTTATTAATGTTAAAACCTTACTTAAAATAAACGTCACCCTCCTCGCAGTTATCGTCCGTAATGTTGAAGCCGTACCTGTGTTTATCTCCGCTTCGGTGATTTCCTCGTATGTGGTGTCGGTGAACAATGCATTCGCAGGCACATTAACTCCTACAGTCTTTCCATTTACTGTGTCTGAATCAATTGCTTTATCTACATATCCTGGTTTAGCGTTGGTATCATAGGTAGATTTTAACATGTCACCTCCGCCGAGATCTTCAATAGTTTCACCAGTTATGAATCCCTGATCATTCGATAATTCACTTAACTTTGTGGGAACTACTTGGTTGGTGACTGTGGATAGCCGAGTTACTTCAGCAGTGGAAATTAATCCTTTGCCTGTTTCTTTATCCACTTTGTTGGAGATGTCCACGATTGTGTCAGTGAATTTTGCATTCGCAGGTACATCTGTAAGAACTCGTGAGTTGTCAACCTTGTCATCCCACGCCAATTTTTCTGCATCGGAAACAAAACGGTTGCTTGAGTTCTGCAAAATTATAGATGCAGGATGTGTTTCAGGGTGAGTATAAACTGTATCAGTGAATTTTGCATTTAATGGAACATCAGTTAACACCTTACCATCGACATAAGCTTTAGCACTGGTTAAGGCAGTCGTTGCTTTTTCTTGAGCTCCCTCGGGTGTTTCCTTGCTAGTCCAGTCAGCTTTTTCAACGTCAGTTACAAATCTTTTTGTAGTTGTTTCGGTTATTATTGAAGCAGGATGTGTTTCAGGGTGTGAGTAGATAGTGTCCGTGAATTTTGCATCAGCAGGAACATTTGTTTCCACTGTAAAGCCGTTTACTTTTTCGGCATTGTCTACAATTCCGTTGTCATTTTTGTCGTATTCCGACTTTAACATATCTCCTGTACCTGCACCTGATGGAGTCTTCCACTCAAAATCGTAGTCAGCATTTGACTTTTTCATGAGCTGTTGCCCTGTTGTGCCTCCAATAGGGACTCCTATTCCTTTATCGCCCTTTAGACCTATCATTATATCGGTCGTTTTAGCCATTTCCGTAACGTCATCGGCTTCGGATGTCTTTGGTACAATATTAAAAGCTAAAACGTCAACAACACATTTGCGGTCACCGTCAGAATATGACAAATCCTCGAACTCATAGCTTAAAATTAATCTATAAGCACCCAATCGTGATGCCCACTCAGGTGATACTTCAACTCTCACTATATTGCCGTCAACAATTTGAAAGCTCCTCACCTCACCGACATAATCAAAATTTTTAAAGTGAAGCCTTATATTTTCTGCATTACTAAAATCTTCAGGCAGCTCATTCCTTTCGATTGTCCATAAAAAAATAAAGTCATTACCTTGTCTTATTCTCATTTTGTTTAATTTTTTATTTTGGTTTATAAGTGCCCAATTTCGGAACTCTTAACTCACACCCTGTAACTTCGCAAATACTATTTTCAGCATACTTCGCTCTCGTTTCAAAACTATCAATAATTACTTGCATCCCTTTTAATTGCCTTTTCATTGTCGCAAATTCATAATCTCGCTCCTGCCACTCCCTCGTCAGTTTATCAATTTTAGTTTGATTATCGAGTGCTAATTGAGTTTTTTGATCAATTACCTGATAAAGTTGTTCAATTACAACATCTTTTTGACCCATTTGTTTATTGTGCTTATCCTGTTGGTCGTCAACTAAGTTTGTCACTTTTTCAAGAGCATCAAACGCTTTAGAAAGAGCATCAGATGTTGACCCTAATTTATTTTGTCGCCAGTAAATTATTGTTCCAATCCCTCCAATTGCGCCAATGGCACCCACTAATGTCGCTATCAATTCAGTTGTATTCATGCTTTTAAAGTTGTGTTGTATTTTTAATATCAAATTTTATGTTATTCCCGTTTAATAACCTCTTAACCTCTGATAAGTCATTTGTTTCAATAAAATAAACGTTAGAGTTTGTTTGCGATAAAATTACTTGCAAGTATTCGTTGCTATCAAATATCCGTTGAAACTTAGCTAAACTGCCGAATTTTATGTATAATTCCATAATGTATTATTCATGAAGTAATCCCGAAACGATTAAGTCAATGGCTGAACCGCTTAAATCTGGATTGCTTGAAATTAAGTCTGCGCATTCCTCTTGGTTGAATATTTTTGTTTCAAGCTCAATCTCCTCAACTAACCACTTCTGCATAACAGGTCTGAATTTTTTATCCCACTCTTTCATTCCGTCCGATTCTTTCCAATTTGCAGGCTTCACCTGTTCACTTATTTCCTCTCTAGCTTTTTCAAAGTCATCAAAAAGTGATTTTAATTTCACTCTCAACATTATATATTTGACTAAGGCTTCACGAGATAAATTGCTATTTTTAATATCTCGAATTAAGCCAAACAGATTTATTGCAACTTCTTTTTTTATCATGATGTTTATTATTTAATTATTCTCTTTATTTTTGCTATCTTTTGGAGGCAACGGCTTCCCCTCTTCTCTTTCGGAGCTACCCCCTCCACAACCTACATCATTGCTTTTCTCTTTCTTGAAAAACACAATTTTTACCCCTAAGTAAACTAACACTCCGATAAAGACAGTTACTAAAATTTTAATAATTAATTCCATGTTGTATATTTTTTTTTAAAAATTATTGTTTTTTTTGTTGTTTATCCTTCTTCAGCAATAGTTATTGATGCTGTATCTATTCTAAAACTAATCTCTTTGTCAGGTAAATTTGGTCGAACCAAATACATCCACACTCTGATTTCATATGTATTTAACCCAGTCGCCCATCCAATTATTGGCTGAATAAATGTAATTTGTGAGCCAGGAGCCAACTCCCGTGCAGTAGCATCTGTATATGTGTATTCAATATCTGTTTCAATTCTCTTGTACTTAACCTCTATCTTTACATCAACATTGAAAAGTTCATCATTTACTAACATCATTCTCAAAGAGACATCATTCGTTAATCGCTGTAATGTGAACGGAGTTTCATTGCTTATGAATACCGATAATGACCTTGTGGCTAATTTACGTCTATAACTTGAATCCAGCTCATAATCATCTTCAATATACTTGTTAAAGGTATTATACATATTTATAGTACTACCCTTAAATCTCACATACTCCATTCGTGGATTTCCACCACCTTCAATTACTTGCGCATGTATCGTTTGATTTGAAGGTGATTCAAGAACAACAGAAAATACATCATCGGGATGTACATCATATTCAACGATAGAGTTAGGTCCAGAATATTCTGATATCCACGTAACCCCACCATAACCCCCTGAAGGGTTTGTATTTTTTATTCTATTTGTTTGAGGGTCTATCCAAGATGGGTCTATTCCACCCGCCAATAATTTAAAATGTATAGTGTATCTCATGCCCTCGACTAAAGTCCAAACTGGTCCTGGTACTGGTGTTCCAAATCTATCTTTTATCTCAATTATTTCAGGATAAACTGGTGGTATAGCATAATGACTATAACTTTTAAAATCCGAAAGCCTGTAAGGCTCATCGTAAGGTGAAATTCCACCTCTTGGCTTATCATAAAAAATATCATTTACATTATTTCTACGCAACCCACAAGCTACACTAATCAACTGCGCTTCCGTAATCGGATTAATCGAATTATGTCTAACAGGCTTCCACTTCGACCATTTATTAATATTCGGGTGAATACATAACCGCCCAACATCATTACTTGCAGCTCCTAGCTCTGCTTTCACCATTGCAACACTTATATTTGTATTTGGTAATGCCATTGTTTTTTCCTATTTTAATTTAGTGTAAATATAACATTTATTTTGTAATTTTTAAAATTATGTTGTTGCTAATGCTGTAATCCCGCCAGTCGCTAAAATTGTTCCAGTCGATAACATACGTTGTTTGATTACTCCGTTGTATTTAAATACGAGTTCTGTACCTGATGGCTCTATTGTGAAGCCGTTACCGAAATCAACTTTAGGTGTATTAGTTCCAGCACTCGCTGTTAACAGTGAGCTGAATGTTTTAGCTCCAGTAATCGTTTGAGTTGTGTTAGTTGTAACCCCATCCGTTATTCCATACCCTGCTAGGGTGGTCGGTTTATTTTTAATGTAGCTAAGTGATGTTACATCCGTTGTGCTCCAGTCACTAACTTGGTCTTCGGGTGCTGGTGACCAATCTGTGGCTTTGTTGCCTTTTTCGAGTTTGATATTATATATCCTCCTATAACCACCTGATGCCCACGTGTAGCTTATATAATCTATTGTTTTATTAATTGCTGAGGTTGCTCTGCGTATGATTGGAGTTGCTGTATTTATACTTATTGTGCTAAACATCCCCGAATTGCTACCATCGGTATAAACAAAATACCAGTAAAGATAAGACCCAGTTTCGACAGATGCTTCAATAGACAGTGTGTATTGGGTATTATCCTGATACTTAATATGGGTGAATCGTGGCGATTCTGTATTTTGAGTAAGAAATCTAATGTATTGTCCGAAATCATCAATACCCTTTGAAGCATTAGACCCTAAAGACATAATATCCACTTCCCTAATCAGATTCCTCCCACCAATCTCAATGCCGTTGATTGCAGTTGTAATGTCTGATTGTGAGGCTTTTAAATTGAGTGCACCCTGTAAGCCTGTTATTTGTGCAATGGTGTGAGTATGACTTGACAAAGCAAACGATAAGCCCTTAGTCGCTGTTATAACGCTTCCAGCTTTCGTTAATGAAGTTATGGCATTACCACTACCAGTAGTCGCTATGGAGGTTGCCGAACCACTTTCGAGTGAAGTTAACCTACTCAATGTATCACTCCTGAATGGTACTAACAAATTTGCAGGTACATAGTAATTTGCTTTCGCTACTGTGTAGTTTGCCCAAGCATCTAACATGTCAACTCCGCCACCGCCCGAACCGCCACCCGACCCTAAGCCAAGCGCACTTATCCCCCCAGTTGCCCAAAGAGTAGTGTCTACTTTAATATTACCATCAACGATGCTTAACTTTGCTAGTACGTCAATATTTGATTGTGATATTAAATCTAATAACGCCTTATTGCTATGTGTATGTTTTTTAGAATTGGCATCATTCCAGTTCGTTCTTTCGGTCGATGTAATGTGAATTGTGGAATTTCCAGTATGCGTGTCAAACTCTGATTTGGTTGCTTGCTTCACATTATCGACATTGCCTAATCCAACTTGTGATTTGGTAACTGCGTGTGGATTATCAACTTTATTGATATGAGCCGTCAACGCTGAATTTAAAGCATAGCCAGCTGAAGCATGATTACCCCAACTATACGCTGTTTGCCCATTGATTATTCTACTGTCATTTCCTTGCGCTACAGTTCCAGATGCTGTTCCAAAGTTCTTGTTAAAAGCTGTGTTTTTCGAGAATACAGGCTCATACACTCCATTGTGATTATGGGTTGTAAGTGCATACCCAGCTGATGCGTGATTACCCCAACTATACGCTGTTTGCCCATTGATTATTCTACTGTCATTTCCTTGCGCTACAGTTCCAGATGCTGTTCCAAAGTTCTTGTTAAAAGCTGTGTTCTTTATAAATGATGGCTCTTTTCCGTCTAAAGCACCCTGTAAGCCTGTTACCTGTGCAATAGTATGATTATGAGTTGACAAAGCAAATATACTACTTTTTGCAAAAGTCAAAGTATTTCCAGATAGCGAAACGCCTGTAACTGCATTTCCTGAGCCAGTTGTCGCAATATCAATATTGCTACCTCCACCGCTAGCTTCTAAATCATTAACCCTCGTATGTAAATCATAACCTAATAGTGCGGAAAGTACCCAACCAGCTTTTGGTTCTGTGTAGTCTACCCAAGCATCCAAGCGGCTAAAATCTCCACCACCTCCGCCACCCTCTGAGCCTAATCCGAGTGCTGAAACGCCCTTTAAAGAGTAAACACTTTTCTTTGAATAAATGGCATCATTTTCTGCATCTAACCTCCACCAATCGGCTAAGTTTGTGAGCATCTCCAGTTGTTCTGATGTCATACCACCTCCACCTGTGCCACCTCCACCGCTTGAAATACCTCCTATGCTTTTTATCGAGTCCTCACCCTCACCAAAGTAGCTGTAAATGAAATCTCTTTTTAAAATTGTGTTGTCATATGCTATTTGCTCCAAATCAACATTTACCTCCGACCTTAAAAAGTCAAAGTTTGCGGAAACAACAATATATTTTCCACCCTTACAGTCTTCAAAAACCGCTAAAGGATCAAAAGATTCCACGTTAATGTTTGCCTTTAAAATATCATGTGCAACGCTAAACAGACGGCTTTTTTGCCTTGAAACATGATGCAGTAAAGGTCTTTCAGTTGTGTCAAAAACAGTTATCCATGTTGGAGAGGAAAGATCCCCACTTGGCAAATATAAATTTGAGGTGTCGTCAATTGGATAATTATAGAAATAACCGTTTAAACCATTTGTGATATAGTCTCCGAAAACAGTTGTTTCAACATCATGTAGTTTAGTGAAGTTTGAGCCTTGTGTCGTTTTGAAAATATTACCTTTCGGTACATCATTCGTGCTTGAAAATGTTAAAGTAACTGAATGTATTAATGACTGATAGCTACCACCGCTACCATAGATTCTAATGTGAGCTGTATATCCTTCAAAATTCTCATCAGGTGAAATTGCTAACCCTTTAACCTTTTTGCTTGCAGTTGCTGCTTTACTTATAAATCCACCACCTATTGGCATTGCTTTAGGGAATAACAGCCTATGAATAAAAGGCTTGCCTCCTGTAACCTCATTAAACAATCCACTTCCATCCATGCTTAAGGTGTTACCATTACCCTCAATAATTATAGCAAAATCTACAACCGTATTTGTAGCCGCCAGCATTACATTGGTAGCATTAACCTCTACTTCGATGTTAAATGATTTTTCTGTTGGGTAAATTACCTCAATAGTGTTTGATTTTAAATAAGGTGAGGATGTATCAACAAAAAGGTTGTTATATCTATTTACAACATAATTACTATCTCCGACTTCTTTATACGATGGTATATATGTACCCCCCGAGAATGAATAAACATCTACTTGTCTATTATTGATAGAAGCTACAAATCCATTAATAGCTGACCACCCGTTTAAATTATCTGAAAAGTCATAATTAGTTGGATAATTTAATCCTCCACCGTGCTCTTGATAAACCCCAACGCTCGATGCAACTGGTTGGATTGTTCTTATTGCACCTCTTTCAACTTTATCAAAAAAGATAGTAGGTGTCCTTAACTCATGTTCTAATTTATTATAAACCTGCCATTGTCCTGACCTTTGCCTAATAGTTGAATTCGTCCCAACCATTATTGACATCAAAATATCATAACAGCTAATCGAACGACCTCTAACGTCGGTTAATCTTTGACTTAATATTTCAGAATCTAAAATATTTGTTGAGCCTTGATTAATTTGGATTTGTGAAACCAACCCAAGACTTAAACCTGTTTGCGCTAAACTTAATTCGATTAAACTTCTTAATGATACTTTTGTAGGCAAATCACTTAATGTCACACCTTTAAGTGCTGTAAGCCTATCGCTTGCAGTCATTCGAACAATGTTTGGAGAACCTATCTCTCTTGAAAAAAAGTCAGGTAAAACGAAACCGACCCAAGTTAAAACATTGTCCTCAAAGTATTCAACTTTTAGCTCTGTTTCGCTTGAAGTTTTAAGGTCATCAATATTAAATGTTTCAGTTTCAAAGATTTCAATATCTGCGGACGAGGTCATTATGTGCCCAGACTTGTCGGTTTTATCCAATCTGTAGGACATTGTAAATGGTTCGCCCGACCCATGCACAACCTCAACAGGTGTTCTATTGCCTTTGATAATATCTATCCTAGCTTCTACCCCTTTTTTATTGCAGTATGTTAATCTCCAAATCATATTATCCTAATCTATTTCTTCTTTGATTTGCTGTATCTAAAACTCCAACTAATTCATTGCTTCCGATTTTAAACTCCACCCTAAAGTCATCTTGATAAGCACCCCTATAGTCAGAATTGCCAAGTGTTGGCTGTGAATTTTGCATTGACGAAGTGCCTGAGTAGCCACCGCCACCCATTGACTGACTTAATTTCCTTGACCCAGCCGAGAACATTGAGCCTAAAGCAACCAATGCCGCACCAGCTGCTATTGCAACAAATGGGTTCATCGTTTTAAACGCTTCTTTTATCGCTTTTAACCCAATCCCGACACCTATTGCCATTTCCCCAAGCTGAACTAAAAGTCCACCTAAAGTGCCTAAAAGTGATGCTCCTAAGCTTGCCATTATATTATCTCCACTTACAATTGCATCGCCGATACTCGCAAAAGCCCCACTTATCAAATCTGTTAACATTCCAGACAAGTCGATAGATATAACCTTTATCCCTTCTGACAAATCACCCATTGCACCTTTTACTGATTCATACATCTTTGATTTTAATGTAGCTGAATCAATATTAGGTTCAATAACTGGATTAAGGATTAACTCGTTCCCACTCTGAGTGAATAGTTCATTGAAGAGCGAATATATTTCTTTTTGAGGAATAACCAACCTCATAGCCTTCAAGCTTTCAACAACCTTTTCTTGCGACTGAGCTAAATTATCAGCGGCTGCACCTGCATTAGCCAAAAGGTTTTTCAACCTTTCTATCTCAGCCCTAAGTCTTATTACTTCTTTCTCGCTATCGGACAAAACAGCTGGCAACTCGACAAATACACCTAATCCCCCTAAGGCAATCCCTGATTGAGCTGAACCATCCCCTTTGAATATACCTCTTAACTGCTCCCACCTATTTTTTAGGTAGTCAATTGTTAAATCAAAGCTCTTTTTAACGTCATCCATCCAACCGTTAAAATCGCCTTTCATTAATTTGCCTATTGATGAGCTTGTGACTGATAGACTTTCTTTTAATCGCTCCCAATCATCTTTAACGTATTCAACAACATTATTTGATGCTGCTTTTATTTCATCCCAATGTGTTATAATTAATGTAGCAGCTGCAGTTATTGCCATAACTGCAATCCCGATAGGACCAGTCATAGCTGTAAATCCTGCTCCGATTAAAGGTAAAATTTTTAACAGCCCACCTAATCCTAACAACAACGGTCCAATAGCTGCTGCAATTCCAGTTATTGCAAGAATAGCATTTTTTGTCGCCGGGCTTAAAGCGTTAAATTTTTCTGATAGCTCAGCAATATTATCTGCAAATTTGCTTACTGCTGGTATTATTTTGTCTTCAAGTAGTGGTAAAACGGTTTCCTGTAAAATTGGTACAAGGCTTGCGCCTATTTTTGTTTTTAATTTGTCCAGTTGAAAGCCTACAAGCTCCATAGCTGTGGCAAAGTCGTCCGAACTTTGAAGTGTGTTTTCGTCAAGTACTAGCCCAAGTTTATTAGCTTCCTCTCTTAATTCTGCAATTCCTTTTGAGCCACTTGAAACGATTAAAGATACTTCATTCCAGCTACGCCCAAATAATTCAGATCCGATAGCATTTTTCGCAAGTCCATTTTCCATGTCGCCGAGCTTATTGAAAGTCTCCAATAAAACATCGTCCATGCTCTTGACATTTCCGCTTGCATCAGTTGTGGAAACACCCAACTTGCCGAACATCTCATTAACCCTGCTACCTTCTTCTCCAACTGTTTTTAATCTACGTTGAAAAGAATCCATTGAGCTTTGCAACCCCTCAAATGATGAATTTGAAGCGGTGGCAACATAAGACAGCTCTTGTATTAAATCAGTTGAAAGGCTTGTAGCTGTTGACAGGTTATTGATTTCAGCGGAGGCATTACCAGCATCAATACCCAATTTAACAATCCCAACCGTTGCGCCAATAATAGCAGTCGATAAAATACTTGCTTTAGCTCCAACTTTTACAAAGGAATCGCCCAATTTGTCAAATTGAGCTTGCATCTTTTTTGTTGAGCTATCTGCAATATCAGTTGCCTTTTTGATATTCTTATCAAAATTGCTAATGTCTGCTGTTATTTGCGCTACAAAACTCATATGTGGTTAAATTAGTTGATTAGTTGATTTTTATATTCGCTCATTCTTTTTCTAAAAAGCTCCTTCATGTCATCAAATATAGGCTTTTTATCTGAATTATCTGAGTTTTTGTCACTATTATTTTCACTCCCAATTCTCATAAACTGGTCAATCGAACGTGGTAGCTTCTTCGGATCTAAATGACTTCCAATTTGTGAGCTGTAAGCTATTAACCTTGTGTGCCTTAACTTCTCTTCTTGCATTCTGTTGTAAGCATAAGATTTGATTAAAAATTCACACCACGGCATTTCGTAAAATTCCTCTAACCTCAAACCAAGCTCACCACACGCAAATGCTACCACGTCCGAATCCCAATCAAAAGGTTTTAAATTTTCTTCATTGCTACTTCTTTTTTTTTTCGTCTTTCGGGACGTTGGTTTCATTGTGTTTTGAGTAAAGGTTTAAAATTCGCTTAACCTCTTCTGACTCAACACCCCCTTGTTCGTCAATCCAATCATAGCAATCAAAAATATCAAAAGGTAGTTTTTCATTTGCCGTAAAACTTGCCCTTAATTTTTCACCCATAATTAAGCCAAAGAAGACAACGCTTGCGAGCAATTCCATATTTCCATAGTCTTTTTTATTGACTATTTTTTCAATATTTCCATTTACCCATGAGCCAAATTTTATCGTTTTTTCTTTGCCTTGAAATGTAACTTTCGTTTCAAACATAATTTGATTTTTGTTTTATTTGATTAAACGGGGTCGGTCGCTAAAAATTCACCTTGAACCGTCATTGTTCCTGAGAATGTAGCGTTACCATCTCCAGGGAAAGTGTCCGACAAACTTGTAATTGAAGCGGAGAAAAACTGATTCCCATCCCTACCCTCAATTTTAAACATATGGCTCGCTTTCGTTTCCATGATTGCAACCAAATCAGCATAACCGCTATCTCCTGTTCCTAAATCAGATTCATCCACTATGATAGCATCAAAACTAACTGAGCGTGAGATACTGTCTATTTGAGTTATAGTTTCGCCCTCTGTGCAGTAATTAACCATCTCCGAAGTGTTAGCACTCCTGTCAACAGATGTGCTTGTTAAGCAAACTAAAGGCTTGTAAGTTGTAGCATCTTTAACTGAAAGTATGCCTGTGTGTCCTTTTGTGTAAATTCTTTCTGCCATTGTATTTGTTTTTTAATTGTTTGTTAAATATAAATCATTTTGATAAATTAGTATTTTTTGATATGCTGTATGAGTGTCGGAATTTTCAACTAACAGTCTATTAACTGAAAGTCTAACCCTCCCAACACTTATAGCATTTTCATCTCTTCTTTTAGTTGCGCCCCTTATCCTATCGTCAACCTCCATAGCGATATCTTCAACTATGGAAGTGGTCCCCTTTTTTGTGAATTTTGAAACTACTCGAATCGTGATATCAGATGTAACGTTATAAGTGCAATAAGGCTGTATTGCCGAATCATACACTTGTTGGTCTTGAATAACGATATAAATTTCACCTCCATTAATTATTGGTAGTGAAGCTGAGTCATCCAAAAAACCCACAAAAATAGGAATTGTCACACCTTGATAAGTCAAGCCGTTTAATGCCTGAAAATACTTCTTCCTTATTTCTTTAGTTACATCCATTATTTTTTAAATTCTTTTTCAAGTAGATTATTTAAATCACGCTCAAATGTTTCAATATTCTTTAAAAAGTTGTTGAACAAATAAGGCTTCCCAATTAATGTGCCTTTCCCACTTACGTAATATTCATAAGCAATATCTTTCACCCATTGAGGATATGGTGCCAAAATTTGTGCAGCAGATAAACCTGTACCAAATTCAAAGTAAACAGCAACATTCGCTGGGTCGCTTTGGTTTTTTGGAACTGATTGCTGCCCTAAAATTCCAACTTTTGCCGTCAAGCCTTTGTCTTCAAATTTATTGCCTATTGATACAAATTTAGGTGCATCTCGTGTAGCTTCAATATTAGTTTTAAAAATCAGTTGTTGAATGAACTGCTTTGTTTTCGCAATAACCTCATCCTTATAACCGTTTAAGTCATAAGTTAAAGTATTATGAATAACAGTTTTGCTTTTCATTTTATTTACTGATTATAAAACTGTAAAACTTTTGAACCCTCACGTCATTAATTTCGGGTGTTGATGTAATATTATAAGTGTCATTTCGCCACTTAATAACCATGTTGGTGGTAGGGAAAAAGCCTTCACGATTTAAAATTGTAACATTGTAGGTTGATGGAAACTTCAATTGTGCATCCTCTAACCTCCTACTTTGTTTTAATTGTTCGATTTTTGCGAAGGTCCTCAACACAGAAACGCTCGTCACAACATAGTTTCCTGAATCGTCTTGCGTTGATTGCTCTTTAAAAAATTCTATTCGTTGGTCTAAATCCCCTAACTTCAACATGATTATTTAGTTTTAAAATATTGGTCTCGCCATATTATTCCTGTAAGCTACAAGTGTATTGGCATTTTCTTTAGAATTACTCCCTCGATTCTCAAACGCAAATGCAACATCTTTCATTATTGCAAGTTTAATTTCTGCATTGAAATTATCCTCGTCAAGCCCTGTTAATGTTTTTGCTCTGTCGATTGAAGCATCTAACATTATTTGAAGCATTGAATCGTAATCGTCAAAATCAAGACTCATATATTTCTTTACCTCTACAAGTGTAATCATTACATTTATTTTTTAGTTTTTGTTTTCGGCTTAGTTTCCTTTTTTGTTTTCGGCTTAGTTTCCTTTTTTGGCTTCGGCTTTTCTTCTTGCTCAACCTCCACCGTGGCTGCGTGCAATTTTGCAACGCCCATTCTAATTAAGTAATCACCCCTCGGTTGGGAAACACTAACAGTGTCTCCCTTTTTCCCGAGTTGTATATCTTTAGTTAATATAATCTTCATTCTACAGGTGTTTCTTCTATTAATGCTACTCTGCCATCTAAATCTGCTATCCTTGCGCTTAACGCCTCTGCAAGTCCCTGAAGTGTTGCAGCGGCTTCCAATTCAGTTGTTTCATCAGCTACGACTGCGTGGTCATGTGCACTCGGTTCAAATGTACTAGGTTTTCCTGTTATGCTTGCCCAAGCGTGAGAATGTTCTTCAGCAGATTTGCCGTCTAATGCCGTCTGCAACCCATTTACTTGGGCAATGGTATGGTCATGTGCACTCGGTTCAAATGTTTCGGGTTTGCCGGGTAGATACTCCCATTCTGCAACTGTACCTATTGAGCCTAATTCTGCATAAGTCTTCACCCCGTCACCTTTTTTAAGAACACCTGTATTCGTTGCGAAAATGAAGTCGTTTTCCTTATAAACGGTTGTATCTGTTGCCAAATTAGCTGCTGTATCAGCCCATAATTTAATATTGTATTTTATCTTTGCCATATTTGTTAAAGTTTAAAGCAAGGAGGGTTTCCCCCCCCTTACATGTTATTTAAAATTAAATCAATTTTCATGTTTAAGGCACTTCTGGTTCATCAGTAGTTGTGGCTAATGTTACCTTCACAAATGAATTTACGTCATAGGTGAAAAAGCCTACTCTTTCCTCTGAACGAATTAAAATGTTGTTATACTCAGCATCGTCCCCGCTTGATTCAAAAACTTTAGTTCTTATCTCTTGTCTGTTGACGAAACGTGAACGCCCTGCTGCTATAACAAATGATTCGTTGTCTGATAGCTCTGGAACTCTAACGGCTTCAAGTGAATTTATAAACATCCTGCCATTTATAAAGCGCAATGTATCTCCGCCTGGGAGGTCATACTCACCACTTCCCCCCGCTTTATTAAAAGCTATATATGTCAGATAATCCCATGAGTTCATTAATATATGAGTGGGTGTCATATATTTATCACCTAACTGTCCAAATGCGGCTGCTAAAAGTTTTTCAACTCCTATGGGAAATTCAGCATCTTTTGTAAAGTCTACTGCGTTATCTCTAATATAGTCAACTATTAACTCATTTTCAGCTGCCAAAATACCATTTTCTGAGTATATTAAAGCGTTATTGATTTCGTCCGCCATAAAGCTTAAATCATCGAGTATTTCTCTCTGTATACGCATTGTTGCTGGTATCCAGTTAATTTCCACGACTTCTTTCGCATAGGCTATTTTCAACGATGGTTTTTTAACGTCGGCTCCCTCTTCTCCTGAACCACGTTTCCAAACCCCAGCTTTTCCAGTTACAGCACCACGCTTCCATATAGATAGAAAATTATTAGAAGTCGAAACGTTTGGAAATATATTCCTCAAGTAAATTGGTGCGTATGGATTAGCATCTAACGGAAGTGATCTATCTGTATTTAATTCCTCATAGCCCCCTACTCCGAAACTTTCTGGGGTAATCATTTTTTCAGTATATGCGCCAGCACTTGGATTTCCATCTCTAAACTGTTGCAGTTTCTCGACTGCCTGATTTTTTAGAGCATTTTTTAAAACTCCTAACGTCGCCTTCGGATTAGTAGTATCCACTTTCCGACTTGTATCCATTTGTCCCATTTTTTTAATTTCTGATGAAAGTTTATCAATCTCTGATGTCATTGACTTATTCGCTTTTTCTAAATCTTCTTTAGTAGCTCCTTTTTCAAGTTGCTCATCATACTTTGATGTTATGGCGTTCATTCTTTTCTCAAATTCAGCTTTGGTCGTTTCAGTTGCCAAATTCTTAATTGATTGTTCAGCTTCCAATCTTATTTCGTCGGCTGTTTTTTCTATTTTGTCCATTGTTTCTTGTTTTTTATTGTTTAATAAATTGTGAATAAATATTTGTGATTATTCTTGTCGGCTCAACTTTTGAAGTGTCAATGGACGGCTTCTCCTTGAGTGTCAAAAAAGTTTCTAATGATTTTAATATATTGTCAGAAAAGTTATAATCATACGCTTTTATAATCGCATTCCAAAACTCCTCTTCTTTTAATTCCTTATTTTCCTGAAATGATTTAACCATGCTTACCATACTTTGAACGTTTGCCTGCTCCATAGTCAAAACTGATATTTCATTCAGCTTGTATTCCGTTACGAGTGGTTTGTTTTCTTTGGCTCGCTTCATAACCCAACCACCAATTGAAAAGCCCGATTCAAATCCATTGTTTACAAGGAATTTGCTCTCTGCATAAGTATCACGACCTAATTGTGTGTCAAGTAGCATTTTGGCTGTTAAATGTAAGCCTTTCGGATCATCTGCTTTAAGCTCAACAGGAACGCCTACAAATTGGTTGGGGTCATGATTCCTATAAATCTTAATTTTCGCTTTTCTTTCAGCGACTGTTTTTATAAAAGAATTGGGCGCAGAAATATCGCCCTGTAAGTCTTTTACGTTGTACATATTAGCATAACCAATTAAGTAGCCGTCATTTTCAGAAGGCTCTAAATTTATTGGCGCTTGTTTATAAATTATTTCGCTCATATTGTTTTGGTTTAAATCATTCCGTTATTTTTATTTTAAAATTAATTCCTCTTGTGTCAATGTAAAATATAGGTTTTGAAGTTGGTGAACGTATTTGGGTTGTGCCTCCATGATAGCCCATGATTTATAAAACACACGTCCATTCTTATAGTAATCATTGTTGTTGTCTGCCAACAATATTGACAACCTTCCTTTATCATAACATTCCCTTTCGACCTCAAACCCTAAATCCAACAACCATTGTTCAGTTAATGGGATTGGGTTTAAATCCGTATAATATTCGTTTGCATGGTAGCCTTTAAATTGTACTACATCCTTTTTTATTTCTTCTATCTCGAATATTGCTTCTGAATGATTACACCCGTCAGCATGCAGGGCTGTTTCTTTAATCCCTACTAAATTCCCTATTCTTAATTCTGTTGTTTTCATATCATTCCATTATTTTTCGCATAAGAATATGAAATATACATTACTTCACATCCGCAATTGATAACATTTTCAGCACTTGCATCTGGGTCGTGTGGTCTATCCATCGCCTCTGTCATTCCTGAACTTGGAACTTCAACACGCCAAACATCATCTTCATGTATTGCCTTGCCATTATCAAGATATAAGTGCCAATCTCTTGGATTCTTTGAACCTCTATGAATCCATATCTTCCAAATTTCCTCGCCCAACTCTTCTTTGATATCGTCCTTCCCTTTAAGTTTTGCTTCATTCATTGAATTGCCTACCTCTGTTCTGGATATCATCCTCGCACGTTGTATCGAAAAATCAAAATCATTCGCTAATTGGTCTGCCATTTCTCTAAATGGTAATGATTGAGGAACTAAATTGCCTAATGAATTTTGAAGTTTTGTCAAGGTCGTTTCATTAATTCGTGTTACTTTTTCTGCTAAAACTCTCCCAACATAATTCGACCACCAAATTTTGAAAGAATCAATAAATAAGTTTTTTTGCGAAATATCAGAAAGCAATTTGTATTGGTTAAGGTAAAAGCGTTC